TAATATCAAAAATTACATTGCCAAACGAATGGCCGAAAAAGAGTCCCAACTGATTGCAGATCAGGATGAAGTCTTAAAATATTTAACCTCTGTTCTCCGCGGGGAATCCAAATCAGAAGAGATTGTCGTTGAGAATGTCGGAGACTATATGTCTGAGGCTAGGACGATGAAAAAGGCTCCATCCGAAAAAGACCGGCTGAAGGCCGCTGAACTGCTAGGCAAAAGGTACAACCTATTCAGTGACAAAATGAAGGTCGATGTTGCTTTACCCGTCATTATTTCGGGGGCTGATGAACTTGAGGACTGAGCAGCCCAAAATCAAAGTTCACCTTCCCGACGTTGTCGGCAAAGGCTATGGCACGTTTTGGTGGTTCAAAGGCCGTTACAGGGTGGTCAAAGGAAGCCGCGCTTCCAAGAAATCAAAGACAACGGCGCTTTGGTTCATCGTAAACATGATGGCTTATCCTGACGCAAACACGCTGGTTGTCAGAAAGACTTTCCGAACACTGAAGGACAGCTGCTTCACGGAACTGAAATGGGCTGTTCACCGGCTGAAGGTTGATGCATGGTGGGAGTTCAAAGAAAGCCCGTTAGAAGCCACATACACGCCTACAGGCCAAAAGATATATTTCCGTGGGTTAGACGATCCTTTGAAGGTTACGTCAATCACGGTTGACGTCGGCGTGCTTTGCTGGGCGTGGCTTGAAGAAGCGTATGAGGTCATGAAAGAAGATGACTTCAACGTGCTTGATGAATCTATCCGTGGCGAAGTTCCAGAAGGGCTGTTTAAACAATGGACAATCACTTTTAACCCGTGGAACGAACATCATTTTTTGAAAAAGCGGTTCTTCGATGCGCCGCCTGATTCTGACATTCTTGCAATGACTACAAACTACAAATGCAATGAATGGCTGGACGCTGCTGATATCAAAGTATTCGAGAACATGAAGAAACGCAATCCCCGCCGCTATGCGGTTGCGGGGCTGGGCGGCTGGGGCATAGTGGACGGCCTTGTCTATGAGAACTGGAAAGAAGAAGCCTTCGACATAGACAAGGTGCGGCAGCAGCCGGGTATTGTTTCTGCATTCGGCCTTGACTTTGGATATACCAACGACCCCTCAACGCTTTTCTGCGGTCTTCTTGACCAGAAGGAAAAGCGTTTGTTCGTGTTTGACGAGATGTACGAAAAGGGGCTTTCCAACAAGCGGATTGCGGAAAAGGTGCAGAGCATGGGCTACGGGAAAGAGAGAATCACTGCTGATTCCGCCGAACCGAAGTCCATTGACGAGCTGAAAACCTTGGGCCTACGCGTCAAGGGAGCCGCAAAAGGAAAGGACAGCATCACAAACGGTATTCAGTGGATTCAGGATCTGGAAATTATCATTCACCCACGGTGCGTGAATTTCCTCACAGAGATCAGCAATTACACTTGGGATACGGATAAATTCGGGAACAGGTTGAATGTGCCGATAGACGATTTTAACCACCTGATGGACGCCATGCGCTATGCTCTGGAGAAATACATAACGGGCAGCAAGTGGCTGATTTGATCGAAGGAAGTGCCGCAAATGACAGTAAAAGAAATTGTTTACGGGAGTGGTGGAGGGGTGCTGATCCTGCTGACCTTGCTCCAGATCGCCCCTATCAAAATCAACCCATGGTCTGCCGTTCTGGAATGGCTGTGGAAGCCAGTGCTTTCCAAAATGGAGACGCTTGAGCGGGATATGAAGACGGTCAAGAAAGAGGTTGACACCATCCGGGACGAAAACCGGGAAATCCATGCCAAGGATTGCCGGGTCAGAATTCTTCGGTTTGCCGATGAAATCTATCTTGGGCAGTCCCACAGCCATGAGCATTTCAAGCAAATTTTGGGTGATATCACCCATTACGAAAAATACTGTGACGCGCATCCGGAATTTGAGAACCAGATTGCGGTTGCGGCGATTGCACAAATCAAGGAGACATACGGCGAAAGGCTGAAAAAGCATGACTTTCTGGCGTGAAATGGTGGTGATTAAATGCTGTCCGTAGGCGAAATCAAAAAGTTCATCGAAAATGACGCTTCCAGCAGGGCAAAACAGTTTGCGAAAACCGGAGTGCGCTACTATGAGGGAGACCACGATATCAAGGACTATCGGATCTTCTTCATTGACGCCGAGGGGAAGATTCAGGAAGATAAGACGAAAAGCAATATCAAAATTTCCCACCCGTTTTTCAAACTGCTGGTGGATCAGCAGACACAGTACATGCTTTCCGGCCACGGCGGGTTCGTGAAGTCTGACATTCCGGAGCTGCAAACAGAGCTTGACGCATATTTCAACGAAAACGAAAGCTTTGTCGCCGAGCTGAACGGCCTTATTTCCGGCACTGTGGTGAAGGGCTGGGAATACATGTATGCCTACAAGAGCGAGGACGACAGAACTGCTTTTCAGGTGGCTGACAGCACCGGCGTTGTGGAAGTCCGCGAGAAAGAAACGGATGACGGGTGTGCCTACGTGATTTACTGGTTTGTTGACCGAATCGACAAGGACAACAAGAAGATCAAGCGCATTCAGGTCTGGGACAAACAGCAGGCATGGTTCTTCTGTCAGGAAGATGACGGCAGCATTGTTCGGGATGATTCGATTCCCAACAACCCCCGCCCGCACATCCTGTACCAGAAGGACGGCGAAGACCGCCTTTTCTATGACGACTATGGCATGATCCCATTTTTCCGGCTGGACAACGGGAAAAAGCGATTCAGCGGCCTGAAAACCATTAAGGCGCTGATCGACGATTATGACCTGATGAACGCCGGACTATCGAACAACATTCAGGACACCAACGAGGCTTTGTACGTGGTAAAAGGCTTTGATGGTGACAATTTGGATGAACTGCACTTCAACGTCAGAGCGAAAAAGCTTATTGGTGTGGGCGAGAGCGGTGATGTGGATATCAAGACCATCGATATTCCCGTGGAAGCCCGGAAAACGAAAATGGAAGTGGACGAAAAGAATATCTTCCGCTTCGGTCAGGGCGTGAACACGGAAGCGCTGAAGGATACCAGCGCCACAACGTCCATTGCCATCAAATCCGCCTATGCAAATCTGGATTTGAAGTGCGATGGCCTGCAGCCGTTCCTTCTCCAGTTCATGCGGAAGCTGCTGAAGCTGGTGCTGAAGGAAATCAACGACAGAAACGGTACTGACTACGAGCAGAAGGACGTGTATTTCGACTTTGAGCGTGAGATCATCACAAACGCTCAGGAAAACGCCCAGATCGACCTTGTGAAAGCGCAGGAGCAGCAGGCGAAGGTCACCACGATTTTGAACACTGCTTCCATGTTGGGGCAGGAGCTGACCGCCCAGCTCGTGTGTGAGGCCCTTGAGCTGGACTATGACGACGTGAAGGACAAGCTGCCAAAGCCGGAGGATGACCCCACAGCGGCGGCTCAGGTGGCTCTGGACGGCATTCATCCGGAAGGTGATACGACGTGAACCGGTGGGAAAAAGAAGTCTTGCAGTCCCTTCTGGCGTCCGAGGCGGATGCGCTAAAGGAGCTGGAATCCCAGTACAAACAGGCGCTTTCCGATATCAACAGGAAAGTCCGCGACTTTCAAGCCGAAATAGACCTGCTGGATGACGTACTGAATCAGGATGACGTAAGCAATGCTGTAAGGACACGCCTGCAATCGCAGAGACGGTCTAAGATCTATCAGAAGCAGTATCAGGAAGCCTTACAGGGGCAGATCAGCGGCATTCTGGATAAGATGCAGGGCGACAATTACGGCACCATTGAAGGTTACCTGAAGCGCTCCTATGAATCCGGCTACATTGGTGCCATGTACGACATCGCGAAACAGGGCGTCCCCATCATTGCTCCCATAGATCAGGCAGCGGCAGTTCGAGCCATTCTGGTGGATTCCAAGGTAAGCAAGGGATTGTATAAGCGTCTGGGTGTGGAGATATCCGGGCTGAAAAAGACCATCACGCAGGAGATCAGCCGGGGCATTGCTACGGGGCTGGGGTACAACGATATTGCCCGGAATCTTGCCAATGCATCAAAGGCCCCGTTGAACCGAACGCGAATAATCACCCGGACTGAGGGGCACAGGATACAGCAGACCTCCACTGCCGATGCGCAGCAGGCAGCAAAGGACAACGGCGCGGATGTGGTAAAGCAGTGGGACGCCACCTTAGACGGGAACACCAGAGATTCCCACAGGCGAGTCGATGGCGAGATCCGGGAGCTTGACGAGAAGTTTTCCAATGGCCTGATGCGCCCCGGCGACCCTGACGGCGGCGCTTCCGAGGTTATTAACTGTCGCTGCGCATGTTTGACCCGTGCCAGATGGGCGCTGGACGAAAGCGAGCTGAAAACCCTCCAAGACCGGGCGAAATTCTTCGGGCTGGACAAGACGGAGAATTTCGAGGATTTCAAGGCAAGATATCTGAAAGCCGCAGAAAATATTAATCTTGGTGGGGTAAAACCCATTGACACGAGCCCGCAAATGGCATATATTAGCAATACGTATGGCGCAACACATGCAACTGCGGTTAAAGCCGCTCTTCAGAACGCTGACCCGGATGTTAAAGCGGTGTGGAATAAATACCAAGGGAAGTTTAAGACCTCGGATGCAAACTACACGGGCGGGCAGGCGTATTATTCGCCCGGTTCGGGCAATGTTACTTTGAACATTGCATATGCTGCATCTGGGAGTAGCTACCAAGCTCCATATCAGGTTTTGTTCCACGAATACGGTCATATGACGGATTATCTGGCGGCAAAGGATGCCGGATTTGGTACTTATACCGCGTTTACGGAAGTGTTTGACGGAGTGGACGCAACTGGGAAAGCTGTTTTTACGAGGAGCGGCGCAGGGGGGCTTCTTGGGAGAACCGCAAAACAAGAGGTTAAAGATGCTATCGGTAAAATCGAGAAGGCGCACAACGTAACCCGTAAAGCGGATGCAGCGCAAATCCTGATTGATGAAATCAGACAGAACTATTCCCTTCTTGCAAGATCCGACGTGTCGGATATGCTGGAAGGAGCCGGAATTGGCGTGAAATATCCTTTGGGTGTAGGACATGGTTTGAGCTATTGGAAGAATAGAGATAACGGCAAGGAGATTTTCGCCGAAATCCTATCCGCTGAAGCCGCAAGCCCTGAATCGCTGGCCTGCATCAAGAAATACTTTCCAGAGACATACAAAGTGTTCAGAAAGATTTTGGAGGTCATCAAGTAATGGAAGAAGCTTTAGAACGGTATTACCGGCATTTTCGGGAGGATTATCCACTGATGATTGCTGGAACGAAAACCGAAAAAGAGATCATTGAAAGAATCAACCATTGTATCGAAACCAATCAGCCGGAATCAGAGCCGGACTATGACGAAAGCGTCGATTACTGATTAGAGCACTGTGCAGTTTTGCATGGTGCTTTTTCTATGCCCATTTTCAGCAAGTTAATCCGTAAAGAAGCAACTGTTCGGGAATTCCGAATGGTTGCTTTTTATATTTCAACAACCGAAAGGAGAAAACAAAAATGATCGATTTGACACCCGTTGTGAATGCCCTGATTACCCTTCTGGGGCTGCTGCTGACCACGTTTCTGATTCCTTGGATCAAGCTGAAGGTGAGCACCGAGAAGCTGGAACAGGTGAAGAAGTGGACGGCTGTCGGCGTGAAAGCCGCAGAGATGATCTACAAGGAATCCGGCATGGGCGAGGCGAAAAAGAATTATGTGCGCAAGTTTCTGGAATCCAAGGGCTACAAGCTGGATATTGATACCGTGGACGCATTGATTGAAGCAACTGTCCGAGAGATGCAGCAGGAAGCCTTTGAGACCACGGCCGTGCCCAGTCTTCCCGATGCGGAGGACGACGAAGCCGAAGAGCTGATTTGACCGGGTTAAAAGGCACTCTGGAAACGGAGTGCCTTTTCCGCGCCCTGAACGTGGCGCTTAAACCGTTCAGCAATTTGTCTTTGCGCCGGACGCTTAAATGGGCGCTTGCTTGTGGAGGGCACCACGATTAAAAACGGCAGCAATACAGGAAAGGAAATAAAACTATGGAATTTCTGAAAGAGATTTTGGGTGAATCCCTCTATGCACAGCTGGAACAGGCGCTGAACACCTACAACGGCAGCGAAGCCAACAAGGATAAGCAGGTGAAGCTTGCCAATCTTGCAAGCGGCGAATACGTCGGCAAGGGCAAATATGACGCCCTTCAGACCCTGCTTGACGGCAAGACGGCCGAGCTGGAAACGGCCAACGGCGTAATCACTGATCTGAAAAAAGGCACCAAGGGCAACGAGGAGCTTCAGAGTAAGATCACCAGCTACGAGACCACTGTCGGCCAGCTTCAGAAGGAGCTTGAGAAGACCAGAGTTGACAACGCTATCCAGCTGGCGCTTCGGGATGCCAAGGCGCTCGACCCGGATTATCTGGCCTATAAGCTCCACGAGAAGTATAAGCCCGAGGAACTGACGCTGGATGAAAACGGCAAGATCAAAGGCATGGAGGACAAGCTTTCCGGTCTGAAGACCCAGTTCCCGACCCAGTTTGAAGCCGCCGGACAGAAGAAGGTTATCGAACACAAGCTGCCCGACGGAGATCCTGGGGAGGGTGAACCCAAAAACCTTGAGGATGCTCTGAGACAGGCATATGAATCGAAAAATAACTAAGAAACGAGGTAATCAACTATGGCTATGACCCTTGCAGAAATGAAAGTCGGTATGTCCGACAAGGTTTCTCAGCAGATCGTGGATATCTTTCTGCGTGAATCCGAGATCCTTCAGCTGCTGCCTTTTGACAACTGTGTTTCCCCTCAGGGCGGCAGCACCCTGACCTATTCCTACATTCAGAAGAAGCTCCCCTCTGTGGCGGCTTTCCGTGCGCTGAATGCGGAGTACGCCGCAAATCAGGCCACCGTGGAAAAGAAGTCCGCCGAGCTGAAGATCTTCGGTGGTAAGTTCCAGATCGACCGTGTGCTGAAGCAGGCGGAAGGTCCTTGGAACAACATGTCTTATCAGATTCGTGAAAAGGTGCTGGCCGCAATCAGCCTGTTCCACTACACGCTGGTGAACGGCGACGCTACCACCCATACCACCGAGTTTGACGGTCTGGACAAGATGCTGGCAGGCACTTCCACCGAATACAACACTGGCACCGGCTCTGCCATCGATGTCAGCACCATGACCAACCTGAAGACCAACGCCGACCAGCTGTATGAGCAGATTCAGCTGCTCATCAAGAACACCAAGGCTGACGCTCTGCTGATGAACAGCGCTATGATCGCCAAAATTCAGACCATGGCGCGGCTGCTTGGCTACAAGACGGAATCCGAGGAAGCTTTCGGCAGAAAGGTGACTTCCATGGATGGCGTCCGCTTCATGGATTTGGGCAAGCACTACACCGTTTCTGATACCACTGTCACCGGCAATGACTGCGTGAAGGCCGGTATCAGCCGCAACATCGGCGCTTCCAATGCCGCCGTTACCGGCCTGACCGACATCTACGCTGTCAAGTTTGACGTGAACGACGGCTTCCACGCGGCTTCTCTGACCGGCAACAGCGCTATCCGGCAGTATCTGCCTGACTTCAACACGCCCGGTGCCGTGAAGAACGGCGAAGTCGAGATGGTGGCGGCTACCGTCCTGAAGAACACGGCACATGCCGGCGTTCTCAGAAACATCAAGATCGCGTAAGCAGAAAGGATGAAGACTATGGCAGCAAAGAAAAAGACCGTTACCGGCTATGAAATCAAGGTCAAGGGCAATACCACGTTCTGCGGCATTGGTGCGGGCGGCGTCCAGTTCGCTTATGGCAAGGCGCAGATCACGGACGGCCGTATGGTGGAGTGGTTCCGGGAGCACGACGGCTATGAGGTGGCAGAGATCACCACAGAAGATCCTCCGGCAGACTCCCCGGCCGAGTAAGGCGGTACCGCTATGATTATGACCGTTGCCGAATTGCGGCAGTTTGTGACAACGGACGGAATAGATCCGGCGCTGCTGGAAGTCCGGCTTCAGGCGCTTGAACTGCTGATCCGCGGATACACCAACAACAACTTTCAGAAGCGTCCGTTCCGGGCGGTTGCCGTTGCCGTAGCGGATGAGGGGACGCTGGTTTGCCCTACTATTACCCCCTTCAGAGAGGGCGACACACTGCAAATCAGCGATTCCGAATTGAATTCCGGCCTTGTAACGGTCAAAGCGGTTGATGGGCAAACCGTCGCCGTAAACGAGGAATTGTACGATGAATCCGGTGTGGTGGTCACGAAGGTCGTCTATCCGGCTGATGTAAAGCTGGGTGTAGCCCGTATGCTTCAGTGGCAGCTTGAGAATGGGGACAAAGCGGGCATTCAGTCTGAGACCATTTCCCGGCACTCCGTGACCTATTTCAACATGGAGGGGGACAATTCCAGTATGGGATTTCCCAAGTCTCTGCTGGGCTTCCTGAAGCCTTACATGAAGGCCCGTTTTGGACAGGGGTTGAGCGTATGAGCATCGGCGGCAATGTATATGCCTATATCCAGTGCAAGACCGTAGAAACCAATGATATTGCCGCGCAGGTGGAAGCCTGGGTGGACGTGCAGAAGGTGCGCGGGTGGCTTGACTTGATCGACGGTGACAGCAAGTACACCAATTTCAGCGCAAAGATGCAGGAGTCCACCCATGTCTTCATCGCCGATTATGTCGCTCTGAATGAGGTCATCACCGCAGAAAATTCCCGCGTGGTCATTGCCGGGAGGCGGTATGACGTGCTTCTGATTGATGATCCCATGGAGCTGCACAAGCAGCTTGAAATCTATCTGAAGTACACGGGAGGACAGTGAAATGGTCGTTGAATTCCACAACAACAGTCTTGCGGTCAAGGCGGCGCTGGATACCAAGGCCGAGCAGTTCCTTGAGGAAGCCGCCTCTGAAATTGAATCCGCCGCCCGCAGGAATTCCCGCGTCGCGTCCGGCCAGCTGAAGGGCAGCTGGGCGCACATTGTGGATGGGAAAACGGCAACCATCGGAAGCCCCCTCCAGAATGCAATCTGGGAAGAATATGGAACCGGTGAATATGCGGCAGGCAAGGACGGCAGGAAAGGCGGCTGGGTGTATTACGACCCACTGTACGACAAATTCCGCTTTACCCGCGGCAAGAAGCCGAACAAGACGCTGCAGAAAGCTTTCAACAGCTGCAAAAAGGCCATTATCAACCGGGCAAAACAACTTTTCGGGGAGCTGGGCAAATGACAAACAATGTGCTTAAAGCCATGAAAGGCGCAATGCAGGAAATGGGGATGGAATATGCTTTTCGGCGATTCCGCAAAAGACCGGAATACCCCTATTGTGTTGGCGACTATCTGGAATCCGAATCCATGACGGAGGACGGCTTGCAGGAATGCACCTTCACCCTGACCGGGTTTGCCCGCGGTGCCGGATCTGAAACAGTTCTGGAAGCGGCGAAAAACAAAATCAGAAACTATTTCACACTGGAGGGACGGGCGTTTCCGTTTGACGATGGCTCTGTGGTAGCTATCGCTTATGGGGACGCCCAGCCCGTTCCCACAGAGGATGCGGAGTTAGACCGTATCCAAATCAATCTTACAGTTAAAGAATGGAGCGTGAGCTAATGGCAATTTTCGGCAAATCCGGCGTTACGAAAAAGACCCCGGAAAATATCGTTTTCGGTGCCGGAACGATTCACAAGGGGCTGAAGTATACCCCCGCAACCGAAGGTAAAAGCGCGGGTTGGAATTTCGCGGATTCCCTTGTAGGCGCGACCAATGGTGGTTCCAAGTTCACCATTACCCCGGAGGTCACTAACATCGAAGTTGACGGTATCGGTGTAAAATCCAAGGGCTTGGCGCAGAAGACCAGTGAAACGGCTACCATGGAGATCAACCTTGCTGAGCTGACCAAGGATATCATTCAGGCGGCAACTCTGGGACAGGAGGGCAATTCCGCCGACGCCAACTACGATGTGATTGAATCCAAGACGGATATCGAGGATGGCGACTACTGGGAGAATATCGCCTTTGTGGGCAAGACCCTGAAGGGCAAGTATATCATTGCCATTCTGGAAAATGCCCTTTGCACGTCCGGTTTTGAGCACGAGGGTAAGAACAAGGACGGTGCGGCTGGCAAGTACACCTTTGAGAGCTACGCGGAGTTTGGCGATTCCACCGACAAGGACACACTGCCTTGGCACATTTACTATCCTAAGGCATCTACGACCACCGGTGAATCCAATACTCCTAAGGAAAGCTGATATGGAGCCGGGGGAACCCGGCTCTGAATCTATTTTTACAACGAAAGGATATTTTCGATGGACGAGAAAAAGTATACCCTGCGTGACCTGACGGCAGCGGATGTATTCCCCATGTTCAAAATTGTTTCGAGCATCGGCGTGAAAGAGTTTAAGAACGCCTTTGAAGCCGATGACGTCAAGGCGATGACCGGGACGAAAAATAAGCCGAGCGCGGCATCTGTCGGTATCACCATTGCCGTAAATATCGCGGACGTGGTTTTCTCCAACCTGCCCAGATGCGAGGATGACATCTACAGGTTCCTTTCCGGGCTGTCCGGTATGAGTACGAAAGAAATTGCCGCCCTGCCCATGGACGTGTTCATGGATATGGTGGTCGATACCATCAAGAAAGAGGAATTCAAGAATTTTTTTGGGGCTGCTGCAAGGCTGTTCAAATAGGGGATATCCGCTTCACTGACCTCCTCTTTCAGCGGTATTCTGATCCTATGACCCTGCTGAATATGATGATCCGCACCGGGCGGCTGAGCGAATTTATCAGCGAAGTCGTTACCATGCACAACGAGGAAGTGGAAGAGCAAACGCTCTGGGAATGCTGGCTGCACAGGAATTTTGAACAGTCATTTGCGGATTTTCGAGAGGCAATAAAGCCAAATTCCACACAGGAAACCGGCGAAAACCTTGCTGATATTATCAAACAGTCACAGAAAATACTGTCTTTTGAACCTCCTGATATCTTCACGAAAGAAGGTGAAGACCATTGACCGTCTTTGAACTCTTGGGAAAAATATCCCTTGATTCAAGTGAATACGACCGCGGGATTGATGGCGCGTCCCGGAAAACATCAACCTTTGCGAGTGTTCTGAAAACGGCTATTGCCGGTGGAGCCATTGTTGCCGGCATGAAGAAACTGGCTGATGTTGTGACCGATATCGGCAAGGCATCTTATGAAAGCTATAAGTCTTACGAGCAGCTGGCCGGTGGCGCACAGCTGATGTTCGGAAATGCTTATGACTTTGTAGCCCAGAAAGCAAGAAACGCCTACAAGACCGTGCAGATGAGTCAGAACGACTATTTGCAGCAGGTGAATGGATTTGCTACCGGCCTGAAAACCGCCCTTGGTGGCAATGTGCAGGCCGCCGCCGAACTCGCCGACAAAGTTATCACTGCCGAGGCCGACGTTGTGGCGGCAACCGGAAACACCCAAGAAGCCGTACAGAATGCCTTTAACGGCATCATGAAATCCAACTTCACGATGCTGGATAATTTGCAGTTGGGTATTACCCCCACAAAAGAGGGATTCCAGCAGCTGATTGATAAGGTGAACGAGTGGAATGCGGAAAACGGCGAAGCCACTGCCTATACCATTGACAATCTGGCTGACTGTCAGGCCGCGCTTGTGGATTATATCGAAATGCAGGGGCTTGCTGGCTATGCGGCAAATGAAGCGGCGGACACTATTGAAGGTTCCACAGCCGCGGCAAAAGCTGCTTGGGAGAACCTTGTAACCGGTATGGCCGACAGTAACGCCGATATCGAGGAACTGACGCAGAATTTTGTGGACAGCGTATTCACGGCTGGGAAAAATATTGTTCCCCGTGTAAAGCAAATCGCTACCGGCATCGGAACCGCGACCACCGAAATTATTTCGCATCTGCGAGAGACGAATAGCACGGTAGGGCTGGTTATTACGGTATTTGAGGGCGTGGCAGATGCCGCTATCGTTGCCGGATCTGCAATCGTCGCAAGTATGGCGGGAAAGGCCATCGTAAACATTGCCACTGTATTCACTGCAAACGCAACGGCGCTTGCGTTTTTTACAGCGGAAAGCGGAAAAGCGGCCGTTGCAGAAGCCACACTGAATGGCGTATTTTCCGTCAGTGAAATAGCCGTTGGCGTACTCACCGGCCAGATTTCCCTTGCAACTGCGGCGCAGTATGCATGGAATACGGCGGTAGCGGCTAATCCGCTGGGCTTACTTGTTACGGCAATTTCGGCCGTAACGGTGGCTACCGTAAAGGCCGCCAAAACGCAGAAAGAAAAGGCCAAGGAATTGGCTGGTGACCCTAAGACTATAGAAGACGCAACCGCGAGACTGAGTGAATTAAAGGCCAAATACGCAGAGCTGGATGCAGAAAGCCGGAAGATGTATGCGACTAACCCGGGGCAATGGATGCCAACCGCCGAGATGCAACTATATGGCCAAGCGATAGATGTAGCGGAGCAGAATCTCGCCAATCTGCAAGCGCAGGAGCAGGCCGCTGCCGAGGAAGCGGCAAAGCCCGCAAATGTGATAAAGGCTGCTTCTGAGGAATACGCCGCCGCTGCACAGTCCATCTTGGAGGATTACCAGAATACCTATACCAGCATATATGAGGGACTGCACAATATAGGCTCTGCGTTTACCAGCGTAGTTGAAGTTACGAAAATTAAATGGGCTGATGCTATGGCGAATATCAACGGCAACTCTGCAGTGCTTGAGAAGATGGACGAGAACTTCGACTTCATCTCCCAAGCGGCAGCCGCTTCTGGCGTCAGTATTGAGGGTTTTTCCGGGTTCCTTGCTTCTATGAGTACCGAGGATGCCGCAGGGGTGCTTGCCGCATTACGGGCAGAATTGGAAAAAGTCGGCCCCGATTCCGATTCGGCAAAAGGCCCGCTTGCAGAGCTTGCGGATGCAATTAGCCGATATAACGAAGCAGGTTCCGGCTATTCCGATGGTTTGGCATTGGCAGTAGAAAATGTAAAAACCCGTATGCAGGAAGCCGCTGACGATTACGTGGAGAAGGTTGGCAACCTTGACCAAGAGGCCGCGGCCACGGAAGCGGCAACCAACACCATGAGCGGCCTTGTTGCCGGTATCGATAGTAGCACGCCGGGAGTTCTGGCCAAGCTGGATTCCCTTGCATCACAAATGAAATCGCGGCTGACTAATAGCTTCGCCAACTACACGCTCACGATAAGGGCCGATATCAAAGGAAGCAACATTCCCGGGGCTAAGAGTGGGCTTGATTATGTGCCTTATGACGATTACTTGGTACGTCTCCATAAGGGTGAGACTGTGCTTACCGCAAAGGAAGCCCGCGCGTATAGGGCTGGAAAGGCCGCTGGTGCGTCTGGCGGGGCGGACTACGACGGAGTGGGCTTTGCTGGTGGTGGACGCGGCGTGACAATTATCCAGAATATTAATGCTCCTGTGCAATCCGAAGTGGAGCTAGCAGCAGCCACAGAGGCTTATTTCACACAAGCGAGGTGGACGATTTGAAAAACTTCAACAATTTAAGCAAATTGTTCCGCTACGTGAACGAAAACGGGGATAGCGTTACCTTTGATTATGCCGGTGGATATCTTATCAACAAGCCCACGGGCATCGATACGGTAACGGTATCCCTGTCTCAGGCGAAAGGCATCAACCAGACGGGGGCGACAATTCAGAGCAAAAACGTTCAGCCCCGGCCTGTGAATATCAACGGGTATTTGGTGGGAGACGGCCAGGCGGCAAATAAAGAAAAGCTGATATCCGTCATCCGCCCCGACCTTGCCGGAAAGCTGTACGCGGATGACTATTATCTGAATGTATGGCCTACGGCAACGCCCAGCATTGAGGCGAAACAATGGGGCGCGCAGTTCCAGTTTTCCCTTTTGGCGGCGTATCCGTATTGGTGCAAGGACGATTCCGCAGCGGTAACGTTGTCCGGCATTCAAAAGCTATTCAAATTCCCATGGAACATTTCAAGGCCGTATCGTTTCGGCCAGCTGTTTGAGGCGAAATTTATCAATGTGGAGAATCGCGGCCAGGTTCCCGTCCCGTTTACTGCTACTCTTTCGGCAAGCGGTGATGTGGAGAACCCCAAAATCACCAACGCCGCGACGGGAAATTTTTTGCTGATAAATAAAACTATCGTCAGCGGGGAGCGGCTGATTGTAGAGATTACGCACGATCGGACAACTGTAACGTCATCCGTCGACGGAGATTGCCGGGGCGCGTTGAGCCTGAAAAGCACTTTGTTTCAGTTGGAAGTTGGGGACAATGTGTTGAAGCCGGAAGCGACAAGCGGCCTTGCAAATTTGCAGGTGGATATTGACTTCGCAACGGAGATTGTGGGGATTGCGCTATGAGCTTTGAAATCTATAAAGAGGACTTTTCCACCCGGTACGAAATCCGGCACGCAATCAGTGTTATCATGAATATTTACTATAACGATATCGGAAAGCTGATACTAGTTGCTCCGGTAAGCGACTACAACATTAACGTGTTGAAAGTCGGCAATCTCCTGTATGATACGAGCAGAAACGTAACATTTGTGATAGAAAACACAAAGATTGACACGACCACGAACCGCATAACGGCGAATGGATACACCGCAAACTGGCTTTTGAATAAGCGCATCATCGCATCGGAATACCACATGACAACTATCGAGACGGGCGTGTACAAGCTGATAAGCGACAATCTACGGGGAATGACGAGAATCCAGGTCGCGCAGGCAACCGGGATGACCGATAAAACGGACAATGTTTTCATGGGCGGGAATCTGCTGGATGAAATCATCCCGTTTCTTGAAGAAAAGGGCATAGGCCACACAATGGATTGGAATCCCGACGACATGACACACACTTTCCGCCTTTACAAAGGGCGTGACCTGACGGCCGGCATTCACGCTATTGTATTTTCGGAGGAACAGGGAAGCGCAAAAGACCTTGTAATTAACGACGACGATTCTACCCTTTGCAATGTGGCCTATGTGCAAGGAAGCTTGAGCGGCACAGACAATACTTTTACTGAGATTGTCGGCGATGCAACCGGGGACAATCGCCGGGAAGTGTGGTTCAAAACTGCCGTTCGGCAGGAAAATGACGAATCTGCGGCTGATTGCAAAGCCCGCGCGCGTGCTTATGGACAGATGGAGTTGGGAAAGCGTATCCGGCGAAAGTCCTTTTCCGTATCCATCGACCCGGAAGACCTGGGCAAGTATTACGCTCTGGGGGACATTGTATCGTGCGTATCTGCCCGGTTTGGGGTATCGTTCAGCGCCCGGATTACGGGCATTAAGTACACCTTGGACAGCAACAAAGCCCGGACAGAAGTTATCCTGGGCGACCCTATTCTTACAGCATTGGGGGCAATGAAATTAAATGGCTAATATCAAAAGTTTCCCGAATAACCAAGATACATACATAGGCGCAGAAGACGTTATGCGCTGGCACCATGGCCGCACATCCGGCGTTTTTGCCGCTGGCAGTAATGCGTCCGTGCAGGCGCTTCCCACGCCGGGAATGGCGGTGGAAGTCTCAGACGGCACCGGATGGATGGCAAATTCCGGCAGGAACGGCATTGTGTGGTGGATTGATAATGAATCCGTCGATGGTGCCAAATTGCAGCTTTCCGTTGACGCGGCAGACGGCGTTCTGAATCGGATTGACCGCGTAATCGTGGAGTGGAAAACCACAAACTACGTGGACTATCCGGAAGTGAAAATCTTGAAAGGCGCAAAATCTGGGAAGGCAGCAGCCCCGGCGCTGACAAACAACAGCACAATCCGGCAGATCAGCCTTGCGCGGATTTCCGTTGCAGCCGGTACAACCGCTATCACCGCTTCCATGATTACGGATGAGCGGCTTGACGCTTCGGTGTGCGGGCTGGTGACGGAAAAGGTGGGCATTGACACCAGCACGATGCAAAGTCAGTTTTCCACGCTCCTGCAGGAAACGCAGGCACAAGTAAAAGATGTGCTTGATGATACCACGGCACAAGCCACATCGGTTCTGGATTCCATCAACCGGGAGCTGGCAGACCTGGAAGCCGGTACGGCGGTGGAGCTGAAAAAGCTCCTGTTCACGAACATCAGCGTGCCGGTATCCGCGTTTGTGGCTGATTCTACATATCAGGATTATCCATTCCGCGCGGCGATCGCGCTGACGGGGGTGCTGGACACCATGATTCCGGAGGTAGTTCTCGGCGTTGCAGACGCAATTGACGGCAATTTTGCCCCTGTTGCGGCTACCTACAACGGCGGTGTGTATCTGTATGCCGCAAGCGCCCCGGAATCGGCAATTACAATTCCCACCATTATTTGCTGGAAAGGCGGTGTAAGCGCATGATTGGCAGAGTTAATACCGGGGGCGGCTCTGGCTGCATATTGACTATAACCGCCGTTGCCAGTGAGACCGTAACAATCTCCAAAAATGGTAAGTCTAAGAGCAAAACCGCGGACTCCAAGGGCGTTGCGGTATTCAGGGGGCTTGATACTGGTAAGTGGACAATCACCATTGTCAGAGGTGGTGTTCCGATTACAAGAGTTGTGGCTGTTACTGCAGATTACAGCGTTGCAATTCCGCTGTTTGCAGCCACCATCAACATCACCTATCCTTCCGGTTCGACATGCACTTGCTCTGACGGCACAACGACTCTATCCGCCCCTGACACCAGTGGTACATGGGCTTGCATTGTGCCGAACGCCGGGACGTGGACTGCGGCTGCTACAGATGGGGAAAAAAATGCTAGTGAAACTGTTTCTATAAACACAGATGGTCAAATCGCGTCCATCGAGTTGAGCTATCGGGCATTGCTTTATCAAGCTGGTGATACATCCGATAAATGGCAGTACGAGTCTATGTACATAAATACAAGCTATAAAAAAGCTACAGCACCGACTGTTAACGTAGAGTCGGACAGTATGATGATAACCCAGCCCACATACGTAAACTGTTGTGCTTATGTGTACAACCGTGAAATAGACATGACAACGTTAAATACGCTCAGGTTTGATGGGGAGCTGTCAACAGCAATGACTAATTTTACTGATGCCGCATGTCTGTGTATATGGACAAGTCTGGGCACGTATGTAACCGATAACCGGGTCGCATATATCAATTTCAAGACTGCATCCCCTAAGCAGATTGATGTATCAGCTTTGACCGGAATGCATAGAGTTGGATTTTTCCTGTTTTCAAATGGCACATATGCCAAGGTCAATAGCCTTTTGATAGAGTGAGGTGCTGTGAATGCAAAAAATTTATCTAGACTCTAATTTTAAGTGTTACGTTTCCCCTAGCGAGGGCTTGATAGAAGTTGAAACGGATGCCTTCGACGGTAAGTGCGACGCTTACATTGAGGGCTACCGCTTCATCCCGGCGGGGCAGACGTGGACACGTGCTGATGGCGTGGTGTTCACCGGTGAGATGATCGCCCCATGGAAGCCGTGGGCGGAGTTGGACACCGCTCAGCGGGAGTATGAGCGGGAGCAGTATCAGGCTCTCGCTGCTCAGAATGCCGAGTACGAAGCCGCATTATCCGAGATCGAAACTGCTCTGGGGGTGAACGCATGACCATCGAAGAACGGAAGCAGAGAATCCTCGCGAAAATCGCGGAAATGAAGGCCGAGGGCGCGGACATGCAGGAAGCATTGAACCTTTTGGAGGTGAAGCCGGATGAAGACATGGAGTAACGGCGCCAAAAAGCGGCTGGTGGAAATCCGCGCCGCCGAGGACGGGGAGCAGGATATGCGTGCCATTGCCGCAAGTATCGCAAAGCTGCCCCCCGGTCAGCTCAAGAAAATCCTCACTGACGACATCATTGCCATTCTGGCGAAATACGGGGTGATGCTCGGATGACGATCAAGCAAAAGCAATGCTTGCTGCTGTACCTTGGGTATTACACTGGGGCAGTCGACGGGATTTGGGGCAATAACTCCCGCGGCGCCACCGAGGCATTTCAGCGGAATTACGGGCTTACCGTGGACGGGATTCCGGGTGCGGCTACCCAGAAAATGCTGATCGGTGCGATTGCCGGGACGGCGGTGAAAGTAGACAAGCCTATCAGCAGCACCCCGCAAAAGACGGGGGCGTTTTGGGACGGAATTAAGTATTTCAAGCGGGAAGAATTTCGTTGCCCTTGCGGGAAATGCGGGGGATTCCCCGTAGAACCGAAAGAAGCGCTTGTGAAGCAGCTGGTATCGATTCGAGAGCATTTCAATGCCCCTATTACCATCGTTCCGCTGCCACCGGCAAACGCCCATTCCGGCGGTTCTGGCGTGCGGTGTCAGGAATACAACGATTCGTTGCTGGGCAGCGTGAAGAATTCACGGCATGTACAGGGAAAGGCCGCAGACATCATTGTCAGCGGTTTTTCTGGAATCTCGGTCAAGGCTTATTGTGATAGCCTTGTCAAAGCCGGAAAGCTTCGCTACTGCTATGTCATTGGCGGAGGGAACTCCGTACACGTTGACATTCTATAAGTGCAAAAACGGCACCATGGGGCTTTCACAACCCTGTGGTGCCGCTTTTTTGTTTTGCGCTTATTTGCGTATCACTTTGAAAGTCACTTCGTGGCCGGTGTTCTCCTGAATCAGCTGTTCCTTTAGATCATCTACCATCATGTTATTATCCAGCGCGGCCTGAATGACCTCCACAAGCCGCTTCCCATCGAGGTATGCCCAGATATAGGTTCTTTTATGACGCATACTACCCTTCCAATTTAACAAACGATTTCTTTAATTCGCTCGATATTCCATGTGTTGATTACGCAGTTTCCGTCTTCGGTTCTGAGCGAATATGTGGTGTATTCAATTCCGATCCAAGGAATGATGACGCTTCCGGTTGGAAGATGTGCAATCCGATTATGTTCCAGCGCTGTTAAAGCCTTTTTCCATTCAGCTTTTGTCAAAAGTCTTCCGTAAGCCATGCTATTGCCTTTCTCCCCGTGTTGCCGATAGGCCAGCGGTCATATTAAATATCGAAGTCTTCCGGGATGGTGATTTCTGGCAGTTCCGGGGGAGTGACTACCATATCGGGTACACTGTCCGTCAATTCAATGGTGACGGGAACGGCCTGTTCGTTCTCGGCTTCCTGCACGGTCGAATATTGCATTTGTTTTCCTCCTTGATTTATCTGCCTTACTGTGGTACAATCAAGGTGGCCGGGGTAAGGCTCCCGGCGCACCTTGTGGTGGAAAGTAGCGGCGCTTGTGAAGGGGTGGCCGCTACTTTTTATGCCTTGACCTTGCTGCCACGCACAATCTCGGCGGCGGCTTCTGGTGTCTCGGCAGTCGCTTCAATCAGTCTCGCGATATTCTCGAGGAACTGATTGAGTTCTGCGGTTGTCATTTCGTCCATACCCTCACTTCCTTTCGTAAGAGGTGGTCACCTCTGCCTTACGCCAATATAATACATGTTCACATGTAAAATGTCAACATGTCAACATGCACAAACATGTGAACATGAAGTTGTGATAATTTTACATGGACACATGCCGAAAACTGTGGTATACTGATTTCGGTATAAGGAGGTGTTTCTTGTGGCAAGCGAGGCAAAATTAAAAGCAAACGCAAAATATCAGGCGTCCCTTGATAGAATCGTAATACAGCCCAAAAAACAGGAAGGCCAGCAGATTCGACAGGCCGCAGCCGACGCAGGGCAGAGCGTACAGCAGTATATATTGCAGGCTGTGAAAGACAGAATGGAGAGGAAATAAAGGTTGGATCGCCTCCGGGTTCTCAGGGCTGGGAGGCGTTTCCTTTGTTTACCTCCTGTTTTGCTTGCATACTTGATTGAGTATGTATATTTTTAAGGGAATCAATCTTCCCTTAAAAATTTTTCGATTCCTTCCAGTATTACACTGGCTTGGGAGACGTTCTTTTCGGCGCATTTGGCGCGAAAAGCGGACACGATTTCTTTCGGTAGCTCGGCTTGGACTTTACTGTACACCTTGTCGTTATACCGCCGTTTGACTTCTGTGCTGGTCGTGGTTCTCCGCCTTTTTTCTATTGACTTCACCCCCAAGTTGTGGTAGTATGGTGGGCAAGGACGGCTTCCCCGGGGCTAGACGGGAAGGTTGGCCAACAAGTGAACGTGAAATGGCCGCTTCTCGCTAGGACTGGGGGGCGGTTATTTCTTTATCTGGATTCCCAGAGAGATAGCCGCGATCACAAGCATAAGTAACGCTATGGTTTCCTCTACGCTCATGGGCGTTCCCTCCTTTCGGAGTTGGCCGCCGCCCTTGCTTGCTTATGTTATAGCATACTCGATTAAGTATGTCAAGCCCCTTTTTAAAAATATTTTTTCCCTATTGTGCGTTGGCAGTTCTCGCGCGACAACAGGCAGAGCATACAGTAGCATAGAAATAAAAACCCCGGTAGGCACATTCGTGCTCCACCGGTGGGGGCACCTCTCGCAGAGGGGCGTGAGTAGCAACATACAGGAATCCATTCGGTAGCAGCTCGGCATGACACGTTTCGGATTTGTTGCGAACTGAATAAATCTACTTAAAACTGTAACAAGAAAAAGTTTTATATTCCGAAACTTATAGGATAAAAACGGAAAAATAAGACTAAA